GCTTAAAGTCTTTGTCTGGACAATTGACTACCTTAACAAGCATGGGAACTCCTTTGGACGATAATGTCCCATGCTTATTTAGAGTTTCACATCTTTTCCACTTTCACTTTGGCTTTTTCCAAAAACTTGATACCATCATCACTCCGATAAGAGTTCCTGTATAAAACATGGTTAATACCACTTTGGTATATAAGTTTGGCACAGTCCAGACATGGAGCATGGGTAATAAACATAGTAGCACCCATACCAGATTCGGTAGACTTAGCAAGTTTCGCAATCGCATTAGTTTCAGCATGTAATACCTCTGGTTTGGTTGTTAGTTTATAACGAAGCCATGGAAGGTCTTCAGTTTTTGGTAGCTGTTGTTCACTCCATGGCCACTGTTCTTCAATTTCCTCAGTGGACAACCAACCACCCGCCGTTTGGTCCATATATTCTTTATCTTCACAGTTGTTATCCCAACCTGATGGCATACCATTGTAACCAATAGATATAATTCTATCATCTTTGACTACAATGGCACCAACATGAAGTCTACGAGCCGAGGACAATCCTGCGAATGTCTCAGCCACTTTCATATACGCATCAATAAATTTTTGTTTCATAGAACTTCGTATTCGTCCTTACCTACACCACATTCTGGGCAGACAAAATCTTCAGGCAATGTATTCCATGCACCTTCTGTTTCTTCATCGTGAACATGGCCACAAACTACACACACATGATCTGGTTTCATTGTAGGCCTCCCAATACTTGTTTATATGCATTTGCATGGCGTTCTTCAACTTTCTTCAAAGCCGCAAAACGCTTTTCTGCTTTAGATAACACATCTTTAAATTGTTGAGCATGCTCAAATGATTCTTCAATCTGACTACGCATTTCTTTTTCAACATGAAGTTCACCTTCACGATTTGCGATTGTTTCAAATTCTGGATACATTGTAGTAAACTCATAAGTCTCACCTTCAATTGCTTTTTGTAAGCATTCTTTGGTAGAAGGTTTACCAATCAACAATTCTAGGTGTCCCCATGCATGTTTTATTTCTTGGTCTGCTGTGTGTTCAAAGTGTTTTGCAACATCTTCATAACCTTCTTCACGAGCAATCTTCGCAAAGTAACGATACTTGATATGTGCCATCGACTCTCCAGCCAATGCCTTTTCTAAATTTGCTAATGTAGCTGACATGTTATTCCTTTTATTTGGTGCCCGCAGATGGGATCGAACCACCACTCAAGGGATTATGAGTCCCCTGCTTTACCATTAAGCTATACGGGCGTTATTTGACATATTCCAAAGAATCTTTACGCATCCACTTTAACATGCGGCCTCTAGGAATTGGTATCTGTTCCGCCACAGGCAGAAACAATACACCATCAATCTCTTTGGGATCCCAATCAGATTGAGTAAAATAGATTTCACTTGGGTTCAAGCGATTGCGTAATTTGCGAATGGAAGTTTTAACAGTTTTCATAATGACACCATTATACAACAAAAAAAGGGGTCAGTCAAGACCCCTTACGGTTATCTACCTTTTAAGGTACGGTCCGTTCTGTGTTTTTTGATAGCCTCTATGGCTTCTAAGATGCTTGAAAGAAGTCTTTTAAACATCATTCATCCTTAGATTGAATAGAGATTTTTTTGATGGCATCTTGTGCCTTGACCATATTCTCCAACCACACTTTAAGCATACCATTAACCAATTCAGCATTCTTAATTTCGATGGTATCTTTTAGTGTGAAGGTGCGTTCAAATGCACGATTGGCAATACCTTTGTAGATATAGTCTTGGCTTTCGTCCTCTTTAGAGGAACCTTTGATGGCCAACTTATTGCCGTCCATAGTAATTTCAATATCAGACTTTGCAAATCCAGCAACAGCCATTTCAATGACATACTTGTTGTCTTTGACTTGTTTGATATTGTATGGGGGATAAGATGGTACAGATTTCGCAATATCTTTGGTTGCGGCTTGCAACATATCGGTAATCTGGTCTAGACCAATCATGTTTGGGTACAGTTGGTCAAATTTTGGAAACAGTAATCCTGTCATAGTTTTCTCCTTAAAAAGCAAGATTAAAAAATTGCCGCCTCAAAGAGCACGGCACCATTATTATACTATTATTTATACTGTTTGTCAAGCAGGTTGTGGTTTTTTACCAATATTGTATTTCGGTGTTAACTGCCACTCATTCTTCTCTTTGTGAGACAGAATCTTTACCTGTGAAAGAAAAATAGGTGCGGGCACCTCAGTTTGCTTTTTGTTGACAATCTTTACTAGACCCCAATCTTCCAATAGGTTTACGATTGCATTCCTACGGGACAGGTCATTTTCGGTAATGTCGGTTGGTTTACCGTCAAGGGCAAACAATTCTTTGAAATGTACCACATAGTACTGACCACGTTTGTGGAGTATGTGGCAAGATTGATATAGTGTCTTGTCCTTCTTAGACGCAACACCAATCCGTGTCAATGTTTCACGAACTTTTAAAAAATCATCTTTTTCATCCAAGGTCACTTCAACTAGGTCTTTAATGTCTATCATTATTCTTCACTCCGCCTGTATCTATTTTTGTTTTTATATCAGCGATTTGTTCATCAGTAAGGATACGGAGGGCTTCTTTAGCCTTGGCGTTTGAATATCCAAAATAGATTTTCACACACTCAATATCCTTATCAGAATCGGCTTTTTGCCACGGAACAAACTTCCGTTTCATGGGCCTGATGCTATTTAGAAGATACTGGTATTGCATGTCTTTGTCAATACCTGACCACATGTTGATTTCGTTAACAAATAACACGCAATCCAGGTGATTAGACAAAGACCTGTTGATTAGAAAGGGTGCATAATCCTTGAAATCTAGGTCACCTTCCGGTGTCTTCTTTCT